CTTTTTCCTTGTCGCCAATCCGGTGACGTTTCGCTTCATGAACTCGTTGATCTCGGGTATCGCGAACAACGGGTGCCCTACGGCGTTTGGGTTTGTGCTTCATACGCTGGTGTTTTTCGGTGTGCTCTACGGCCTGATGAGTCTGCCACCCGATCAGGAGTGACGACGGCGAGTTTTGCGCGAGCGACGCTTGGACTTGCGAGTGCGGCCCTTTCCGAAGCGCTCCTTGGCTTCAAGGTAGTCTGTGGCTCCCGGCATAGCACGCAGTTCCCCCATAGCGACATCCTTTGCTGGGAGCTTCTGTTTCCTCAGGTCGCCCTGTTGTTTCTCAAAGGCAAGATTGTCAATATAAATGAACGTTCCGATACGTTTTCCGTTCATAATCATTGGCGTATCCGAGTAAAACATACCACCTCCAAGTTTCTTCCCTGGCGCTATCCTGCCCTGATACCAGACATCATCAAGCTTTAGTTCGACCCGCTCGTCCGTTACAAAGCCTGTCATTATTAAACGCTCTGAATAAATTCCCAGTTCAGGTAGTCACAGATCTTCTTCCAGATCTGATCGTGGGCGATCAGGCGGTCCCGGGACTTCAGCAAGGGAAAGAACACCTTGTACTCATCCAAGTCCAGCAGCTCAAAGAACTTGTAGAGGATGTAGGAATACGACAAGAAGTTCGTGCGATCGTTGGGACAATAAAGCAAGAACGGTGCCTGGATCTCCTGGAACATTGCCCGGACCTTTTCCTCGATTTCCGGGGTGATGGTCGGGGGCGGATTTCCGTTCAGTCGGCTCAGAATGTGGGCGCGGTGCTCGTAGTACTTGGACCGACCCAGCTTTTTCAGGATCTGACGTGTATCCTCTTCGGACAGGTCTGCAATGTTGTCGATGCGACGCTTGCGGATCTCCAGAATGACCTCGTTCATCACCTCTTCCGGAATGATGGTGGATTCCTTGGCCTGGAACTGGTTCAGAATCTCATTCAGGTGATTGATCTTCTTGTAGGCGTAATTGTTCCGCTCCTTCGGGGGATCACGGAAGGAAGGAAAGTCTGAGACCACCAACGCATACTCCTCGGATCCGCAGCTAGGGCAGACCAGGATTCCCTCTGAACTAATCTCTTCGCGAGCGACATTGCACGCAGTACAGTGCTCGGTCAGCAACTGGGTCGCATCGGGACCGTTGCTCAACTTCATGCGAGACACGTACTCGTCAAAGATCTGCTTCTTGGACAATCCAGTATCCGCAGCGGGCGGATTCGCGACAAAGAATTTCAGGAATGTATTTGCATCTTTTGGGAGAGGAGTTGGCTGAGCCGCAGACGTGGCGGTCTCCTTGCCATAGTAATCAAGTAAGATGTCCATGTTTTTCATGTAATACTCTTCCACGGGATTGACCCGTGCAAGTTCCTGTTCAATCTCGCGAATCTGTGAATCCACGTACGAACACTTTACGATTTCCGTTAGTTGGGTTGAAGTACTGAGTATCTCACGCTGACTTCGAAATGCCGCCAGTTTTAGCTTCAGTTCCTCCAGCTTAGCACCCGAATCCCGCAAACCCTGGACCTGTTCCTGGTGAACTGAGTCCAGAGTCCCCATCGACGATCCGCTCGCTCCGGGGTCCCGGGTCTTGCGAATTCTGAAGACGTCCATTTGTAAACTCTTCGGTTTGCTTCCTGAAGACCGAATTTGTAAACATACACGGACGTTGCCGTTTCAACGATACCAATGACTTTTCATACGGCATTCCGAACTTCTGAACAATGTAGGTCAGGGCCAAGAACGCCGACCGATTAATCCCGCACTGACAATGGACAAAAATCGTCCCATTGCCGTCTCGCAGAAACCGAGACAAGGTCTCTTCAAACGCAGGATACCAGTCGAGAATACTGACATCAACTGAGTCTGCCGCATTCAGGCACACGTAACGATCTGGGTATGCCATGCGAAACCAGCCAGGAGAATCCGCAGGAAATGCGCAATTGATGACATGTGTAATGCTGTGTTTACGAAAAAAAGAAGGTGTGAGCATCTCACCGGCACCCACGAGAACTCGCGAGTAGAACCACGCCGGCGGCTCATAAAGGTACCTCGGTTGGAGGAACTGCATATTGATTTAGAGCGCGATGTGTTTAACCGAAACGCTCCCGCATCTCCTGATACGTCATGGGTGTGTCCTTGTGCTCCTCCAGAGCCTTGGCTTGCTCTTGAAGAGTCATGTCCGTTGGCAGGGCAATAAACTTCTGTCGCTTCATTTCCGCCTCCAGCCTGGCGATGCGCTCCATCAGATCGTCGATTCTCTTTGCCATGATGCGAAGTGCGTTTGCAGTGTAGCTATCCATTGTACTGTCCTCTACTACAGAAACACTCAGATCCATTTTACCACGATGTCTCCTTCTCATACCGCCTCTGCAGAAGGGCCTCCTCGTCCACTGGAGTCTCCGCTACAGGAGCAACTTGAAACTCCAGAATAATCTGGAGCACATCCTTCGTCTCTTCGTAGAAGGACACTACGTTCTTTCCACACGCAACCGACAGGTCCTCAAGGGTATTGTACTCGGCAATCGTCTCCTCGAGATCGTAGGTCTGTCCGTTGTAAATCTGCTTCTTGTCCATTTCAGCAAGAATGAACTTGGCAGGTTTCTTGTTGTAGAGCGCCGTGAAGAAGCGGTCCTTGAGACACGCCTTCTCGGCAATAAAGATCAGTGTCTTGAGGAGGTACTTTGAATAGGCCGTGTCATTCTCAATCCGAGTCTTCGGGGCGTTGAGGATGTACGTAATATCAGTCTTGGAAAGGATCGGCATTCTGAGGTGTTTTATCTTGTAGTCAATACATCCGTTTTAGCCCAGAAAACTCAGCAGGAAGACATTCAGGAGGTGAGACACCACCACGGCGGCTGCACCCAGTACACCGGCACCCTGCCAGGACACCACGCCGCTCGAGGTGTACGCATTCGGAATGTACCGGAGCAGGAGATCACGGGGAGCCGAGAGCGACAGGATAACCGTCGCCAGGAAGAAGGAGATATACAGGGTCAGGTTGGCCCACATCATGCGCATCATCGGCAGCGACGGCTTGAACGAGGGCGCCATCTGGGTACGGGCAATGTGGTCAGAACCAGAAACACCCGCCATCGGCGGCATAGACTGGGGGAGCTGGGGCGAGGGCAGGAGGGCGTCAAGCGAAGTCTGATCCTCCATTGTTTATGAAGGAGACGGGATTTCGCACGTCGCATCTTCCACGCGGTACTTGTAGCACTTGCCGTCGACCTTGACTGTCTTTGTGCTGACATCGTCTAGTGGAATACCCAGCACGCGGTAGCTAGCATAGTTCCGGTGAAACAGCAGGACTGAGATGCCCAGTCCAATGACGAAAGAGAAGAAGGGGCTCGCGCGTTGGATGGCCCGGGTAATGTCAAGCATTACTTCTTGCTGAGACTTGCGAGTAGATTGAAGGAATCCGCCTCCTCCCCACAGGGGACTTCAATGGCATTCGTGCGGATACATCCAGTGTCCGTGTGAAAAACACCCCTGTCATGCGGCGTGGGAACCGAGACCTGTTTGCGCGTAGGAGGGATCACAATACAAGCAATTAACATACCGACAATGGCACCGGCCGCGATCCACACGACTTGAAACATTATACAGTAGCAGCTACTTTTTGAGAATCCATATACTTGAAGGCAGCAAGAGCGATCGGTGTTGTGATAAGTCCAGAATACGGAACCACAATGGCAAGGGCCGTCAGACCGTACGCAACGGTTGTTTGTCCGGCCAGGGCTAACATGCGGTACGTGATGGCTACACTAAACGCATACAGTACGGTTGCAAGCAGTGCCCCCACCCAGGTCACGATTGTCAATGCGGTTCCGCCCAGAGTCGGTAACTTCAGGGTTGGCGGTGTTCCAAACTTTACGGACTGTCCGTCAGGAATCGCAACCGTTCGCTTGACTCCCGAGTCGCTATCGGTGTAGGTCAATGTCAGACGACGACCTGTGATCATGTTTGCCGATGACTGCTTCTCCGCTACCTTTCCCTGAAGCGTACTACTCTCCAGCTGGTTCTTTTGAAAGGCAATACACTTCCGATCGCTTTCTGAGCCGCAGATCTCAACGGCTTGCTTTTCGATGTCAGCCTTTTCCTGGTTTGACAACTTTACTGTCGTGTTGGACCCCAGAAGATCAACAGCTGGAACCAGAGTATTGTCGGCTTTTGTGTTCAGATATCCTGCAGCCGCCTGCTTCTGAAGACTGTCTGTGATATCCGTCGCAGATGCCTCATCACCCCATGTGGCCTGGTTGATCACAATCCCCATTGTTAGTTAGCAAACACGAAATTCGCGAGACCGGACATAATTCGCAGGAAATTGATCGACTCCACATAGACACCTAGATTGTAGGTGTAGGCAAAGATCACATTGTCGCCGTTGGTATTGACGACCACCGAGGTCACAAACGGATACAGAGGAAGGTTGGTTACAGGATCCCGCAGAGCACACTGTGCGGCGGTAATGTATACGGGAGTCGGGGTATTCACGGTATCCGTGATTGCAAACAGCACTTGCTGGGATGCGACACCCGCAGCTGTCGCCAAGGGCTGCTGGAGTGTGACTCGCAAAACAACCTTATTGAACATGCTGCCGTTGATGGCGCCGCTCGGCTGGTACAGGTCATTGTTCAGGGCAAATGAGTACATATACACACCCGGAAGCTGAGGGGCATCACCCGTCGTGTGCTTGTACATCTGAATCAGCGAAAAGTACGATGTGGGCTTCACGGAAAACCGCTCCTTGCCGTCCAGCAACAATTGTCCGTTCGTGATCGGGTCACGGGGATATACGGAGGAGATCTGTTGCTGACCGCTTGAATACAAAAACGTCTGGGTCTCAGTTGAGCTGGTGACAGTGGAAAACGCGTCATTGGCCGTTCCATTCGTAGTAAACGGAGCCCGGTTCGGATTGTCCCAATTGGTGTAATTGTCCCACCGGTTTGAAAGAACCTTATCCGATCTCTGCGATGACCACACGATTCGCGTGACCAGATTGAAGAAGGGAATCAGAATATCCGAGTTTCCACCATACTGTCCGGGGTTCTCCGTGTATCTGACCGTCTTGACAAGAAACGTTTGATCGGCATTCGCGAGCTGAGCCATCTCCATCTCTGTCAGGTAGATGAAGTTGCCCTCAAGGTACGGATCCGGGAAAAATGTCGTGACAGCTGGATTGGATTGGGTACCCGAAAGTGTCGGCGGAGACAGGAAGCGTCCGATGGCGTAATCCGTTGCATTGGGGCGAACCCGCTGCCCATAGGTACCGGATTGCGGATTTACGTCAATCACCGTGTAGAGCTCATTCATTGGGCGGTAATAGACATTGATGAATACGTCAGAATTCTGAAGGGACACCAGTGGCAAAGCCATGCCCGGATTCTCGCAGAACCAAAAGTGCAGAGGAATGACCAGCTGACGAGACCGGATCGACGGCTCAGGAACCAGCGTGTTCGGGATTCCACCCGGCTGCGCAAGAGGTACGATTGCGTGAGGGTACTGTCCCATCCGATCATAGGCATTGGCCGGATCATTCAGCTCAGGAACATTTCCAACCATCTGATCCACCAGCTTTCGCTTGTTAGGGTCGTGTGTCAGGTACGAGTAGAACTTCAGCCATTCGCCCGTGAGCGTCTGGAGAACCTGTCCGTTCGCAGTGATCTCCACGTGGTCAATCAGATTGTATCCGATGTTCTCAATCCACTGGAATTCGTACCCAATGGAGTTGGAGCGCTGATCGTATCCTGGAGGAGGAGCGGATGTACCCAGATACGACAGGGGAGACCAAATATCGGGAAGAGTCAAGACCAAATACGTATCGTGAAGTAACTGCGCATACCGATCAATCCGGCACGGAATCTTCCGTATATTTACCGGATCAAAATCGAGGTTTGAACTCGTGAAGGTCATCCGGATCGACTCCATGGCAAAGTTCGTGTGGCGGCGATAGACCGCCCGAAAATGCGTCATGGAAGGATTTCCATTCACCAGCTCATTCTGTGCTCCAATCCCTACTAATTGAAGGAGTGCACCCGGCATATTGTGTTATGGCTGAGATTAGACTAAATAGGTCGTGGTCGCAGTGTTCAGAGGAACGCAGCAACTATATGTTGTGCGGTGAAGTACCTACTATGTGATTCTGCGAACGATATGATTTCCGCTATCTATCAAGTATGCAGCATCGCCAGCTGAAGAAAGGGCAATCACGGACGGGGTATTAAATGTTGCATTTAAGCCTGATCCATTCGTAGCCCCAGATACACCGGATCCTGCAAACGTCATCACTCGCGTGCTCTGGGTGTTAATAATACGAATGCGTCTGTTACCAGAGTCTGAAACTAGTAAATTACCACTCGGCAAAAATGCGAGAGAATTCACGGTACTAAACCTTGCAGCTGCGCCGGCGGCATCAATGTATCCTGATGTTCCAGGAACACCAGCAAGAGTTGTGACGACTAATCCAGGCCATGTCATTAATCGAACCGCATGCTCATCACCAATCGCAATCAGTGTTCCTGCTTGGTTTATTGCAAGTGAACGAGGGGAAGTAAACCTGGCAGCTGTTCCTGTTCCGTTGAGTATACCAGAACTACCTGAAACTCCGGCCAACACGGTGGCAGTTCCAGTGGTGGTTATTCCTACAAGTATATTGAACGATGGGAAAGCGACGAGAAGGTTACCATCCGGAGTCCTAATCGTAGCACGAGGACCTGAACCAGCGCTGTAGTTAAGTGTTGCACCGCTCATTGCTATTGTTGTGACAAGACCCGATGATACGTTAACTGATCGGAGGCCGTCTCTACTAAGTGTGAAAAGAGTATTTTGATCGGATGATAGAGCAGCACTGCTTAGCACATTAAACGTGGCGGCTCCCCCAGTCCCATCAGCGGAACCGCCGCTGGGGCCGCCAGCTAAAAGTGTCCAGCTGGCAGTTGAGATTGTAACCGCTACAATTATGCTTCCTATTGCAGCAAACAACGTAGTTCCATCTGAACGTAGAACAAACAAAGGAACGGTATCGTTAACTGCGAAGCGGTTGCTCGTTCCAGTGCCAGTGGGTGTGTATACACCAAAACCACCGTTTCCTAGAAATGTTGAGACCGTACCTACAAGGGGTAGGGCTGCAAACGCGGGTGATGCTGCATACGCGGCCGCGGCCGCTAACTTTGTGTCAGCGTACGGATCACAACACCAACTAAATATCGGACGACCACCTGGTATGGATCCCGGTGCCAAGCTCAAAGTCTGTGGGTATGCTACCTTCTCGTATTGACTTGCTCCGTTTGCAATCTGAGATATGTACATATAGTTGTACCTACGGTGTGCTGGCTGGGGTGAATTTACAATTGTCTTCGCAACAATCTGTCGCTTGACCTGGGTCAGGTAATCCTGAGCGGAGTTGACCTGCATTGTATTTTGATTAGAAGTTGTTTACGTGGGGGTGATGAGACGGATGCGTTGGCCTGCAAGCTCGGCCACGACAATCACGCCGGTTGGAAATACGGCGATTCCGTGGGGCTGATTGAAGATTGCGGTGGTACCATCGCCTGCTAATGTTGTCACTGCACCGCCGGGCATAGTGATCAATCGGATGCGGTTATTGCCTGTGTCGGCTACGACGACGTTCCCGTTTGGAAGTACTGCAACTCCGCTCGGAGTATTAAATCGTGCAGTCGTACTCGTTCCATCGAGAAATGCACCAGATGTGCCGCCGGCGCCGCCGCTACCCGCCAACGTGGTCACTACACCCTCGGGCGTCACTAGTCGGATACGGTGATTGGCCCTATCGGCGACGACAATGTTACCATTTGGAAAGACAGCAACACTTCTTGGCATATCGAACCGCGCTGCCGCACCCGTTGCGTCCACATAGGCGTTAGTGCTACCCGCTAATGTTGTCACTATTACATCGGGCATAGCGATCAATCGGATGCGTTCGTTGAGAGTGTCGGCAACGACAAGATTTCCGTTCGGAAGTGTGGCGATTCCGGATGGCTCTCTGAAGCGAGCGGTCGTACTTGTACCGTCTGCAAAAGCCGCAGTGCTTCCTGCCAGCGTGGTGACCACTCCACCTGGTGTGACCAACCGGATGCGTTGGCCGTCCCTTTCAGCCACCGCAAAATTACCATTTGGAAGCACAGCAATTCCAGTCGGACTCCAGAAACGTGCTCCTGTGCCCGTACCATCAAGAACGGCATCAACGCCGTCTCCAGCTAATGTTGTCACTACACCCCCAGGTGTGATCAGTCGGATGCGGTGGCCGGCTTGGTCGGCGACGGCCACCACGCCGCTTGGAAGCACAGCAACGCCCGTTGGATTACGAAAACTTGCAGCAGTACCTGTGCCATCTGCAAAAGTGAAAGTCCCGCTACCCGCCAATGTAGTGACCACCGCAACAGCATTGGCCCAGACATCCACGAAGGGTGGAGGTCCACTGGTCACAGGACCAAACAGCTGGACCACACTGGACGCCGGAGAGGATTTGGTTCCAGAGTAAGATGCCCGGACTGCTGCGCCGCGCCCAATCACGAGGGGTGCTCCAACCGAAGCAGCAGATCTAACGGCACCGCCAGCCGGGCTGGTTGCGGCGGCTTTCACAAAAGCAAGAAAATCGGAGTTTGACGGCCGGAGTAACGGCATTGTCTTCATGGGAGAAGTTTATGTCGGCGTGATGAGACGGACGGCGTTGTTGTACCTATCACCGACAACAATACTACCGTTCGGCAGCACTCCAACTGAGTGCGGCTGATTAAAGCTAGTAGCCGTGCCAACGCCATTGAGAAGGGCGAAAGAACCATTGCCCGCTAATGTGGTAACTGCACCACTTGGCATGGTGATCAATCGGATGCGGGTATTGCTCAGATCGGCTACGACAATGTTTCCGTTTGGAAGCACCGTAACTCCGTAGGGGTTGCTGAATTGCGCGCTTGTCCCTATGGGGTTATCAGAAAATCCACTGGAGCTACCCGCCAACGTGGTCACCACGCCGCCTGGCACTGTGATTCGCCGGATACGATGGTTGTTGTTGTCAGCAACTATAACATCTCCATTTGGAAGGACGGCAACACCCGCCGGAAGGTTAAAACTCGCAGATGTACCCGTTGCATCGGTAGAGCCAGTACCGCCACTGCCCGCTAACGTGGTCACTACGCCGCCGGGCATGGTGATCAAACGGATACGGTGATTGCTCGCGTCGGCTACAACAATATTGCCGTTTGGGAGCACAGCGACCGCATAAGGATTGTTGAATTGTGCGCCTGTGCCCGTTCCATCGAGAAATCCTGCAGTGCTTCCGGCTAATGTGGTCACTACTCCACCCGGCGTCACTAAACGGATGCGGTGACTGCCCGTCTCTGAGACAACGATGTTCCCGTTTGGAAGTTCGGCAACTCCGACCGGAGTGCTGAATTGTGCAGCCGCCCCGGTTCCATCTGCAGTGCCGGAAGTACTTCCTGCGAGCGTGGTGACTACAGCAGTCGGCGTGATTAATCGGATAGTGCTGTTGCCAGTGTCGGTTACGACGACATTTCCATTCGAAAGTCCGGCAACCCCCCACGGTGTGTTGAAGACCGCAGACAATGTAGTCACCACCGCAAGCTTGCCTGCCCAGACATCCACGAACGGAGCAGCCACCGCGGCAGCAACACAGCACAAACTCACGGTTGGACGCAGGCCAGGTGTTACATACGCAAATCCCGGCACGGAGCCCGGAGCAAGGCTCAGGGTCTGCGGGTACGGTACTTTCTCATACCGGCTTGCTCTGTTGGCGAGCTGTGCCGTATAGGTATCATTCGACCTGCGGTTCTGCGGAGACAATGCTAGGGCCAGTGCTGGGGCTTTTGCGAGGATTTGACGCTTGACCTGCGTCAGGTAATCCTGAGCGGAGTTGACCTGCATTGTGATTTACGGAGAGAAAAGATTAAGAACACAATGCGGTTTGTTCTCGTCAGTACACACGTCGACCAAACGACGGGATACTCAAAGGTCGTCGTCAATCTCCTGAAGCAACTGTCAACGCTGGCACCTGCTGTGAAGACCTACCATTTCGGTTTTCAGCGCCATCCCCAGCGTGGAAATATCCGCACAGTTCCTCAGGGTATTGTGGCCTACGACGCAGCAGCCAACGAGGATCCGAAGGAGGAGGGATTCGGTTTCAATAAGATTCACGAGTATCTGGAGATGGTTAATCCGGATGTGGTGATGATCTACAATGACCCGCTGATTATTCACCGGTTTGTGGAGGCCATGAAGTTTGACAAGGCAACGTCTCCCTACAAGCTTTGGGTCTATGTGGATCAGGTGTACGAGGGAATCGCGCCGCCGCTGGTTGAGACCATCAGCAAGAACGCGCACCGGGTCTACTGCTTCACAAAGTACTGGGCTGACGTGTACTCCAAGTATGCCCCGTTCCCAGATGTTCGTGTCCTTGAGAATGCCGTGGATGCAACGATGTTCTCCAAGCTTCCGGATGGAGCCAGAGCGTCGATTCGTGCCACACTCGGCATCGGTCCGGAGGCGGTGCTCTTTGTGAATGCGAACCGCAACAGCCAGCGCAAGCGTCACGATCTGTCCATAATGGGATTTGTCGAACTGCTCAAGCGGAACCCGGAGAAGCCGTATTACTTCATCATTGTCACCGGAATGAACGGTCAGCAGGGTGCGTACTACGATCTCAACCGAATCTATGCGACCGAGCTGGAGCGCCAGGGTTTGGATTTGCCGACCTACGCAAAGCGCCTGCTCCTCGTGGATACATCGGCGAAGGCGGTTCCGGATTCTTCAATCAATGAGATCTACAATGCTGCTGACATCGGCATCAATACATCGGACGGCGAGGGATTCGGTCTGTGCCAAATCGAGCATCTCTACACCGGTGCCCCGCAGATTGTGACGGACATCGGAACCTATCGTACCTTCATGGACGAGTCTGTCTGTGGATTCGTCAAGCCCAACGATCGTTGGTACTTTTCAGGCACAATGCCGCTTGGTCTCTGGGCTCCGACATTTGACTACCGGGAGCTTGCAACGCAGATGGAGACGATCATTGCGGATCTTCCCACGTACAAGAAGGCTGCGGCAAAGTACCCGTTCAAGACGTGGAGTGATGTCTGTGCTTCGTGGCTGGCGGATGTTAAAGCAGAAACCGGATCGAAGTAGGGCTCACCAACGTTCCCATACGCAACAAGCGCTGGTGATCGTCCCACGCAGGTCCGTCAAAGATCTCCTTGGTGTCAGGATCCAAAATCAGTGAAATCCCCTTGACCAAGATCTTCTGCAGCCGACGGTGCTTTTTGGTTGTGTTGCGGATCACGGTCGCATCCAGCTCTTCATCCTTGATGTTCGGTCTGAATGCCAGATCTTCGCTGGTGGATGTCGTATCGAACCGCATACAGGATACCTGGGGCCGCTCGCGAGAGTGGAGCTTCCGGTGAATCTCGCAGTCAATCGCGGACTCCTTCAGCAACAACGCCATGCGCTGACCAATGCGTTCCTTTTCGAAAGCCGTTTCGTAAAGGTATTCATCTGTTGACATGAACGTTTCAACCGGATCTCCCTCGTACCGCTTCATCGTCATGTCTGCGCGACGGATGGCTACAATATTCGGGTACTCTGCCGACTTCATCTGAGACTCCGTAAAGACGGAAATGTAAAAGGACACCTTCACCGTCCGTTCGTCGAGCGGCAGGGTTGCGTGAGAGCAAATACGAATTGCGCGACCAATGACTTGATCGTGGCGAGCCGGAGTCCAGTGCGGTTCCATGATGTGGACATGACGTACATTGTTGAGCGTGATACCCTCGGCACCTGAAGCAGAGGCCATGAGAATGTTCAGAATCTTCTTTTTCCGCTTTTCCACGCTCTCCTTCAGGGACGCTGGAAAGTTCTTGGAATATACGCCGTTGAAGATCTGACGCATCAGATCACGCTCCTCCTCCTTTTCCTCACCCGTGTAGAAGGTGTAGGCCGGGCGGTCATCCATCTCCGGATCTTCAATCCACTGATTCGCAGACCGAGCCAGTTTATACGGCTGCCATCCAGCCGTCTCCAGGACAGCCGAAAAGACACCCAATCCTTCCAGAGACCGGTACTGAGAGTAGATGAACTGATTGCCGTCCTTGGTGGCCTTGATGTTCTTGAGCATCCGGAGCATCTTGGGGCTGAAGTTCTCAAGAGCCTTCTCCGACAAGTACCGTTCGGGAGATGCCTTCAGCTTTGCAAGAATCTCGTCGGATGACGCATTCGGGGGTTTGGTCTCCGTAAGTCCTTCTGTCTCCTCGCCCTTTTTCAGCTCCATCGGGGTCGCATAGTCGCAGATCAGGCGAGTCGGTACGCGGAAGGTACTCAGATTCTCGTTGAGCTTACTCTTGCCGCGCTTGGAATCAATCTTCATCTCAATCCACCGGACTTCCAGATAGCGGGTAAATTGTCCCTCGGACATTTCCACTTTCTCCAACGTCTTGTCCAGATCAATCCGCTTGGGCAGAAGGCGTTCATCGGCACCCTTGAAGTACGAGACCAATCCCTGGATACGACGGCGGAACAACATGGGATTCTTCACGTTCAGGCCATCAATGAACATCTTGGTGAATTCGTCGTAATCTGTGGGGAGACACTGAAAGTCTTCGGCCGATACCTTTTCGGTCGCAATTTCACCACCGCCTACTTCGACCTCGATCTTGGACTTGATGGATGCGACCCAATCGACCGCCTGGGGAATAAAGACCATGTCCTTCATGTACTGGATCGCCGTACGGTCACCTTCGCCATTGTACGTGGACCGGAACTGAGGGGGGTTGCGGGTGACCATGACGTACTTCTTCAGGGCATTGAACTCGATAGTGTCCACCTCCGGGATCGCACGGAATGCCTTGGTGATCTTCTCCTCGTCCCACGTAGGAATGGTCTTGAAGGGGATCACGATGCGCTCGATAGGTCCGCGGAGCAGGTTCATCATGAACGCAATCTCCGTGGGATTGTTGATGATGGGAGTTCCGGACAGCAGGACAATTTTGCACCGATTCGCGTGATAAATCGCATCGTACAGCTTTCCCGTAATTTCAGATTCGTTAATGACGCGAGAGATAAAGTTGTGGGCCTCGTCAATGATCACAACCGAGTCATCGTACATGCCCTCCTTGGTGTTCTCCGCAATACTGGACCGCGTCAGACCGTTGTAGCGAACAAAGTTGAAGCGCTGATCCAGAACATCCCGGATCTGTTCCCGGATTGCGGCCTTATCCGCTGTGGCCAGGCTTTCAAAGTTGGGCGTCTCACTGGGAGTGGTCACATAGAACTTCTTGTGCTTGTCCATGAACTTGTCCGAGATGCCCAGCTTCTTTCCATCCGGGCGAGTGTCGTCATTGACCGTTCGAGACACCCAGTGGTTCTCGACGGCATAGACCGGGTCACCGCACTTCTGTAGCTCCTCCCGAAAGTTGGGTTCAAGAGACGCGGGCACCATGACATACACCTTATTGGTGCTCAGCAGGGACTCTGCGACTGCGATCGCCGAGCAGGTCTTTCCAGATCCAAGTCCGTGGTATACCAACAGACCCCGGTAGGGTGTTTCAATTTTTAAGTAGTCGCGAATGATCTTCTGGTACGGAAACAGTTCCCGTCCGGTCCCCGTGCGTTGAAGACACAAATCCACATTCTTGTCCTCCTCATCCAGCGGGTCCTTGTCCTTGGCTCGGTAATCTGACTTAATGAAGAGACGGGTGATGGCGTCTGAGAACGCCTTCCGGTTGGGTAGCACGTACTCCGTCATTGTGTTTGGTGCCGAACTTTTTACGGTACTTCATACAATGGATCTAACCCGACGTAACCATCGGATGTGGATGGTGACCATCTATCTCTTCTTAATGGCTGCATTCCTCTACCTGAAACCGTCCGTCGCCTTTGGGCGTGAAGGACGGATCCGCCCGTTTGGGGCTACGGATCAGGAAGCCACTGTCTTCCCTGTGTGGTGGTGGGTGTTTATGATCAGCGTTCTTGCCTATTGTATCACGGTCTACCTCGCAGGATTCCGCTTCACGTCCTTCTAAGGTAATTGTAGTAACACGCAACCACGGGGTGATAGATGTGCTCCTGATTGAAGCGCAGGTAAATGTCTTCAATAAACAGACCATCCGCAACATAGCTGGTCTCCTCAAAGGGCCGGGTCATGCGGATGTCCACTACATATTGAGCCGTGTCAATCTTGCGAAGACGAGGGGTGTCTCCCTTGAACGTGCCGCCAAGGGTCGCGACAAACCCGTCCCAGCGCTGCTGGTCAAAGGTGTAAAAGTGGCCCATCTCAAAGGTAGGAACCAGATCCCAAAATGTCGGATGGATAATGTTGTCGTCATCCAAAAAATAGATCAGGCCATACTTGACGTGCTTCATACCCGCATTCCGCTGGGCGTGACCCGCGCAGCCTCCAGGAGGAGTTGGGTGGCCGATCTCAAGGATCTTTGGGTGGTCAAAGACCGGCTGAACCTGACCCGCGGTGTCATGAACAATAATCCACTGCTGAATCAGGTCCATGTCAATGGATCTGCGGAGAATCTCCAGATTTTGAGGACGAGCACATGGCGTAATCAACGTAAGCATTGTTTCAACAGACAGGGTGTGTTTAGACAGTTTCAAAGGTTTCCACAACCGATCGCAGTTCCTGAATCATTGCGAGACGCTGAACGTGATGCGGTCTCACGTGGTGTTCACATTCATCAAACGTCTTCCATCCAATGCCCGAGATCTCTCGGCGCTGCATAGGAGTAAATCTCTGGGCCAGGTTGATCATTTCCGCATTCTTCATGAGCGCCACAAAGTAGATGTGGCGATACACGATGCCGTTGAGTCCCTCGAAGGTCTCCTCCAAGCGGATGTTTTTTAACACGATGTAGGCATCGCGAGGAATATTCGTCTCTTCATTGAATTCACGTATTGCGCAATCCACGTCACTTTCACCGCGAATCCGGCGGCCCTTGGGAAATCCCCATTCAGGCTCATCGTACGCAGAGGGGTTGTTTGCGACCAGGGCTGGCCGATCAAGCTGATTGAATTTGGTTTGAGAGGGCAAGTAATCTCCGTTTAGGTGTTCATCGCCCCAGAGAGATTTCCAAATTACTTCAAAGGGACTGTCAGCAACCATTTGCTGCTCGTTCCGCGTCATGTTTCCGATCAGGCGTCCAACGTACTCCGAATTCTCCGGATCGTACTTTCCACGCATAAATTCAGCAAAACTCATGCTATCCTTTCTCCGTATCATCAGCAGCCGCGCAGTCGCTGACTGCGTTGGCAAGTTAGCGCTTTCGGTCAAGATAAGTCCACACGAAAGAACCGGTTCAGTACACGACCGAAACAGGTGACCTCTCGCTCCGCAATTATTGCAGTACATTACTGGTTGTGCTCTTGGTACGGTTTCTATCCGTTTTTCCATTGTGTCTTACCGCAACTTCCTTTGTAAGTGATAGATAAATGTCGACCATGCCGGTGACTACGGCCGCTTCGACGGGCTTCAATGCCCTGGGCATCGTGATGAAGTCATTGATTGTACTTGTCGGACTTGTTATTATCACCCTGGCTGCACTCTTCATCTACAATGCAGTTGCGGTTTCAAGTGGCAAGAAACCCACAACACTTCTCGGAGCACCTACCGTTCCGGATCAGATGCCGTTGCCTGCGGATGGCAAGACAAAGACAACCATTTCGGGATCCAACGCACCGATCACACAGGGTGCTGACAATGGCGTTCAGTTCTGGATGTTTATCAAGGATTGGGACTATCGGTTTGGCACACGGAAGAGCGTTCTGTACCGCAAGGACTCGACTACGCCTACCTTCCGGAACCCTGCCATTTCCCTTCACCCGACCGATAACAGCCTGGATGTCACGGTCTCCATCTACCCAGGTGATCAAAGCGCAACCTCGTCAACGGGCGATAGCTACACGTGTACCGTAGAGAATGTACCGCTCCAGACGTGGTTTTCTGTCTCCGTGACGGTCTTCCAGCGCAATCTGGATATCTACATCAACGGAAAGCTTGTGAAGTCCTGCGTTCTCCCTGGCGTACCTCGTCCGGCGGCCGGAGATATCATTGTGGGTGACGCGGGTGGCTTCTCAGGCCAGATCTGTAACGTACACGCATACCCGAACATGCTTGGGCCGTCGGATGCGGCCGCGTTCTTCTCCACGGGAACCAACTGCGCTTCCTTCGCTCAGCCCCCGTCAGCCACAGACGCCGGCTCGTCCAAACTGACAATCTTCGGATACACATTTACGTTCGGAATCCGGGACGCCACCACGGGCAAGGTAATCTCAGAATCTTCTGTCTAATCTATAATGAAGATCTTGCTAAAGTGTCCGACTCGCTCTCGTCCCGCTCAGTTTCTGTCGGTTCTCCAGAAGTACGTGACTCTTGCGAATCGTCCAGATCTGCTTGGGGTTTGTGTATCGTGCGACCAGGATGATTCCAGTATGATGGCAGGAGACATTCAACGCGCAATTAAGAATATTACACACTACACTTCGTGGTGCAATATTTATTACGGAAATAGCACCACAAAGATTGAGGCGGTCAATGCTGACCTTGAGTCTGTTCCGTGGGAGTGGGATATCGTACTTCTTGTGTCGGACGATATGGTTCCGCAGATCAAGGGGTACGATGATGTTTTGCGCAACTACATGACAGCACAGCATCCGGACACGGACGGTATTTTATGGGTGAATGATGGAACACAGGGGCTGAACTTGAATACGATTACAATCATGGGCAAGGTCATGTACAAGTCGTTTGGGTATCTGTACCATCCGGCCTACAAGAGCCTGTTTTGCGATACGGAGTTTACAGATCTGTGTAGGGGATCGCTCGCATCCAAGACCACGTACATTCCCTACATGCTCATTCGCCACGAACACCCTGGAACTGGATTTCCTGAAAAACAGGATCATCTCTATCTGAGAAATCAGACCTATTGGGTTGCGGATATGAATACCTACATCTCGCGCAAACCCTATGCGTACGATTGGAGTATCCTGATTCCAACCATCTCGGGGCGCGAACAGACTCTTCAACTCCTGCTGGATTCAATTAACCAGCGGAGAGTGAAAATATGCCCTGACCTCAGAGTTGAAATTTTGGTTTCCTTTGACAATCGTGAAAAGAAGATCGGTGCAAAGCGGCAGGAACTTCTCCAGCGCGCAAAGGGAAAGTATTTCTCGTTTGTGGATGATGACGATGCGCTGACCGATGCGTATTTTGAGGACGCGCTTCAAACCATCAGGGGTGGGTTTCACTGCTGTAGATTACGTGGTCAAATGAACCAATACACCTTCACACATAGCATTGAGAACCGGCTGGATATGCCAATGTGTGTAGGTGATGTCTTTATTCGCCCGCCAAACCACTTGAATATTATCATGACAGGAATCGGCAGCCTGATCTCGTTTAGCAACGCATCTCGGGGCGAAGATCTGGACTGGACGATCCGCTTGGCACAGACTGGGTGGCTGAGGACAGAATACCAATCGGATCCCTCTCGAATCCACTACATCTACAATCTCGGAAACCGTACTGTCGACCCAGGAACAGCCGAGCATCAAAGACATACCAACTATCAAGCGATGCTTAAGATGGTATGGGTTGATGGAGGCGCAGTCCAAAATGTTCGTTCTGCTGATCTTCCCAAGAACGGCCTTCGTCTGAGTGCTAAGGGCTTTGTTTCTAAGTAAAGTGTAATGGGTGTCTTTGAAATTGTCGGGGGGCTGGTTGCACTGCTTCTCGTTGGAATTATCATCTGGCAAGTCGTATCCTCGCAAAGAAAGTCGAAGGGTGACGCGGTTGACATCATGAGCGGATCGCTGTCAGGGAAACAGCTGAAGAGATCTCCCACGTCCCTTCCTCGGTCGTTCAACCAGCAGCAGGGTGCCACCTTTACCTACACGGGGTGGATCCTCGTCAAGGATTTCACATACAATTATGGAACAAAGAGACTGATCTTTACCAAGGGAGACTGTCCGGGCCTTTACATTGATACCACCTCCAATTCGCTGATGGTTGCGATCAATACCTTTTCGGATGCGACGGAAACCATTCTCATTTCGAATATGCCTGCGGGCAAATGGATACACTTTGCGATTGTCGTGGATCAGGATTCAGTGGACGTCTACATCAACGGAATCATCCGCCAGCACCACACGCTGCTCCAGCTGCCGAAGCAGAACGATGATCCCGTCACGATGGGTGGGGCAACTTCGTCTGGATGGGACGGTGTTCTTGCGAATCTCCAATATACCCCGCGTTCATTGTCGGCAGGTGAAGTGGCTACCATGACGCTGACGGTTCCGACAGACGACTTGACAGTCAAGCCCTCCAGTGGCCAGTACTTTGACATGAGCTGGTACACAGGACGAACTTAAATCTTGGTACGTTATAATGAGTGCCGGAGGTCAAAATAGTACGACACTTTCGGGTATCCAGGGAATGCGTATTCGCGATGCGTCGGATGTAGAGGCGCAGACACGTGTGCGTGAAATCTTCCAGCTCTTCAATTCATCTACCCCTACCGCCGTACGCCCTCGTATCCCTAACGGAAACGACGTGTACCTTCAGTTCCTCCAGGGTGTCAAGGAAGTCTCGTCCAATGTACCTGGCGGAACAGGCTGCTCGGCCTGCGCTGGACTGGCCTACAACGGAAAGGGCTTGGTGCTCACGTACCGGAATGGGAACTTTCCGCCTGTTTAAGTTTTTCAATGGCTGCCTTTGCCTTCTTCTTCGACTGCTCGTCGCTCGGATTGTAGGTGAAAAAGTACTCCAGGTATCCCACCGATGCCTTGTCCTTTCCAAGATCCGTGTACAACTTTGCCTTATTCCGTTTCATGTCAATCAACGTCTCTTGCTCCCCAATGCATTCCTTGGGGGTCAAGATACTAAAACGCCGAGCGGGTTTCGAGTTCGCAACATCAACAAGCCGCTGAGCAATACACAAGACACTTGCAATGTTCTCTTCACCAGCTCCCGAGTACAGGTAGGCAAAGAAGAACTGAAGCGTGGTTGGAATACTTGCCACTCGGACACCGTTCGGCATCTCGTGGTAGCTGTGGCAGGCAGTGGTTTCGTAGAACCGAAACATCGACTTCTTCCCATCCGCATCCATCACCATGGTACGCCGGGGCAGAATATCATTCTCCTCGTGAACCACGACCTTTTGACCTTTCGTCAGCCGCTCAATGGTCTCGCGTTCACCAAGAAGGCCGATGGGCGTCGTCCACTTCTTACCCAGATGAATCTCAGCCGCGCTCACACTCAACAGAACCAGCGGCTCTTCCTTGAGCATCTTCACCACGCCCTTTTGCTGTTCGTAGGTCAGGTGACTGTGGCTACCGCCGTCCGGAGATTTACATGTGACC